CAGGACGACACTAACCAATTCAGGTTTTGTGTACGAATTTATATCAAGAGTTTTTCCAAAATTGGATCCAAGCTCTTTAAATTCTTCAAGTTCATGTTTGAACTTCAAGAATACTTGATTAACAGTTTCCTCATTTGAAAAATATTTCAATAAAGAATAACTGTAACTCATACGTAAACGAATTTTATGATAAGAAGTATTCTTCTTACCAAAGACTTGTTTAGGCATGACAGATATCAAAACCTTTGAAAGCTCTTGTTCAAGAGAATTCAAAAGATCATAATTTTGATTAGAATTCTTATCAATTAGATCTACATCATTGAGTATTCCTGAACCGAATAATTCAGAAACGAACTTATGATATTTTTGGTTTGATAGAGCTAGCATATAGTGATATATTGCGCAACCGCTATCTACATCTGGAATTTTCTCCCAAGGAAACTTTGGAATATTTTCCTCATTTTCCGCAAGAGAACGTCTGACAATTGCATCAACTAAAGAGGGATCAATAAGAGGAAAAGGATTTCCTTTTTCAATTATATGATTCTCTTGTAGCTTTTTACCAGCAGTTAGGATTTTCTTAACAAGATCATCCAAAACTATTAATCTTAGTAAATTACGGAATTCCGTTGTTACTTTTAGATTACTAAATAGGCGTAAGTCCGGGTTGTTATATCCTTTATCTCTGAGTGCCTTTTCTAGCGGTAATAATATAGAACTCAAAGTTTCATTAGGGTATATAATGTCATTAACCGCAAGGGTTTTGAACAAAATAATCCAAGATGGAAATTTCCATCTAGGAACACCAGAATGTTTCTTAGAATCTACCATTTTCTTAAAAAGAATATTAAAGTCGAACTCTACAGTTCTTTCATTAATATGTAAGACCAAACTTGTTAAATCTAACAAATTTGAATCTATTGCAAGGCAATTACGCGCCGAGATTCGGCTAACGTCTTTTCCTTGGTTGACATTTCTAGAAACATATTCCATACATAGGTTTTCCGAAGTAGGAATTTTTGTTTTAGAAAGGTTGATTGGAATGTCTAATTCCGTATACAGTTTTAAGACATATCCATCAGGGTCATGGCATCCCATGTCATCCCCAACCTCTGCCCACAGATGGGAGTTTAATTCAATTTTATAATGTGTAACATAAATGTAATCCATTAATAAACATGAAGTCAATTGTGCAATCTGAAAGGACCCTCTGGTCCCCATTCCTTGCCCTCTTGAATATCTTATGGTTTGAGAAGAATCCTTAACAAACCAAGGACATTTAACTACCAACTCCATCCAACATTTTGCAATGTCGGAATTGTATATAAGTTTATATACAATCTCTTGTAATTCTACAGGGAATCTATCAGTCCAATTACTACAATCGTAGAATTTGTCACCGACTTTTAACCTTTTAAACATTCTATTGAATCCTTTAGAATGTGAATAATAATCACAAGAGTGTGGATACAATTTTAGTGTAGCCTGAATTAAATCTTTTTCAGTAGGCTCTAAAATTGTTTGTGTCCAATAATCGCAAATTGCTATTGTTCTTGACTTGTGACCAGAATCTGGGACACCAGTAAGTCTTCGCAAATAAATATTCTTTTTCTTCTCTGAGAGAAATTTCTCCAAGGAAGAATTTGAATTTGCTTTATTCGATTCGTAAGCATTTTCTAACGAATTTTGGTATTCTCCGGCTCTGACTTTTATAGAATTATACAAAGTCTGATTGTCCGTTAAATCACATAGTTTTTTAAAAGGTTCATTAAATCTTTTGGTCTGTATGAGCTTAAAAGC